AACCTTTTTACCTTGTTGTCCAAATCTAATTGTTTTTATTTTATCACCTTCTTTGGCAACAACTATGTGTGATTTAGTTTTATGTCCCGGAGTTCTTTTAGGTTTGTTATAACCTGATACTCCAGCTCTTTCTAGTCTTGGGTCTTTCTTTTTAGCCATTTTAATGTACCGCCTAGTCCTAGTGGACTACTTTTTCTTCTAATTGTATGTCGTGTTGTAGTTCTTGAATCTCTCCAAGTACTAACAACCCGTATTGTATAGCTATTCTATTTGCTTCACCAACTGTTTCTGCTTTAATGTATGGACCTAAAGATGTTCTATTGTCCATATCTACATATTCAGTTATCCATAATTTAGTCATTATCAACTACCTCATAGTCACCATCTTCAGTTTCTTCTAAGTCTAAAGGGGCTTTATCAGGCATAAGAAAGATACCACCAGAATTTACATTATGATTGACATCTACTTTATCTACTTTAGAAACTCCAACTCTATCTAGTAAAGTCTGTGCAGCAGCTAGTTTGTTATTAGCCTGTACTATAGGTCTTTTAGAATCCATTATCTCTACGACCTTAAATGCAGCTTTAGGAGCTGAGTTAGCTAATATCTCTTGAGTGAGTTCTAGTATCTCAGACTTTAAAGTCTTTACAACGTGATGGTAATGAGAAGTATAACCTGCAAGTTCAGCAGCCTTTTTAGCATCACCATGAGTATCTACTAGATGATTGAGGAAAGACTGTTGCTTTTCAGTTAGTTCTCTTTTTCTACTTTTATTATCTATAGTCGGTAATATAGCCATGCATTTAGTATACCGTTTGATTTAAAACTTGTCAAGTCTTTTTAAGTTTTTTAACTTTTTTCTCAAAAGACTTGACAAAAGTGAATTTGAAGTGTACAATAACATTGTGGTCCCCCACGGTCAATATATCCCCCAGAGAAGTCCTCATAAAACAATTGACTGCCTATTAGGTAGGATTAGTCATGTGCGTTTAAAAATACCTTTAAAGACTTTAAAGATTTTAGAGTTTTAGTGTCGGGGCGTTAACTAGTTCTGGTTAATGGTCATTTTCCTGTATAATGTATAATCATGCTATAGATATATAGGTGGAGGGGCATGGTCTCCTGCCTACCCCCTGAGAAGATTTGAGAGACGATAACTTTAGACCTCAATGGTTTCTATCTCACTTGAAAGGCTTCGGAGTTCCTCAGGCTATTCTAAAGATACAAAGCTTTCAAGAAACTTTTGTTGTTACCTTGAAGAATCTACTTCGCAATGAAGTAACTCAAGTATCTTTAGGACTATAAAGCCTTTCAAGTTGCTTTCTTGTTTCTCAATTCATCTTGATTCTATGCAAATTTATATAGCTTGACACTCACTTGCAGGGCTTTGTTCTGTCATCAAAGCACTCAAAGTATTTCCATATTATACAATTGTAATGGTATAAATACTTGATAATCTTTTGTGGTTATGGTCGTCTTACCGACTATCAAACCTTGGAAGTTTATCAGGCTTTAAAGTAACTTTTGTTGAGAAACAATTCTAAAGTCTCATGAAAAGCTATTAAAATTGTCATAATAATCTCCTATTGAAGCTGGTTTACGATATTGTAAAGGTTTTAAAGTGACAAATGTTTACAGTATTTCCTCGAAGACTCGGAAATCTATAAAACTTTTGCTACGCAAAACTCAAGCATTTGCAACTTAAAAACCTAACAATCTCTGCAAACCATATAGGAGATTTATTATGATTTTAATTACCTTTTCAAACAACGAGACTTTAGAATTTAAAACAGTTTCTCAAGCAAAAGATTACGTATTAGCTTTGATGATAAACGGAATCCAAGCTTTAGGAATAGTCGGTAATAATACTGACGACCTTAACCACTTGCAAGATTATATTGCAAGTATTTATAAATCCATTACTTAAAGGAGTATAATATGGAAAATACATTTGATATAAATAGCTTTGATAAAGACAGAACTTCAGCACCTGCTTCGTTCAGACAATGTCAAGCAATAGGATATAAATTTGCTAAGAAAGGAACCAAGATGAATTGGAAACTTCAAAAGCAAATTACTGGATGCCTTTATAGTTTAGCTAAAGATGAAAGACTTACTTTTAAGAAAGCTCATACGATTCTTCAAGCTAAAAGCCTTCCAAAAGTATATCTTGATAAGATTGCTTTGTATCTAAAAGAGAATAGCTAAACTCTTCGAAACTCTCTCGCCTTTCAAGTGAGAGAGTTTTTTTATGCCTAGAATTTATCATAACTTAAGAACTCTCAAATCTTCTCAGCTTACTTAAATGAGATGGCTTTTTATATGGCATACGACCATACCAAAGAAGTAAGTAAGTTAAGTAAGTTTAAGATTAAACTCGAGTCTTAAAAAAGGTTGTCGGGGGCTTAAGATTGAGGGCAGTTTTTAAAGCTTAATAGGGTGTTATTAGAAAGGCGGGGGCTTTAAATTGAAGGCAAAAGCTGTGGATAATTTATGTATAACTTGTATATATTTTGTAGATAAGTATGTATAACCTGTGGATAACTTTAAATTTAAACTTTAAAATTATACTTAAAAAATCAGCAAACTTTAAATATAAGTATATACTTTAAGTTTGTTAAGACGCTTGACATTTTCGGTGGCTTCGCTAAAATGGGTGTCGGCTTGGCAGGGAACATTCCTTGCTTAATTTTTAAAACGATTGGAGATAATTATGATAAAAAAATTTAACAGCTTTGATAAATTAGAACGATATATCAATGAGTTAGGTTATGTTGTAAAGGGACAAAATTGTTTCAAAGAAGATAGGTCAATAATATATAGACATATGTCTAATAAAAAGAAACATCTGTTTGTTAAATCAACCTTTGACTTTTTGAATGACACCACTATGGAAATGGGAACAGTTTGGACGATTCAACAATTTTAAATATAAGTATATACTTTAAATTTGTTAAGACGCTTGACAACGACCAAGCAAAAAGGTTATAATTTGAACCACAACGACACAGCAAGACTTCAAAGTCTTATAAATATAGGAGATAAAAATGAATGATTATTTAGATATTACTGATGATAATGAAAAAATATCATGGGTAAACGAGTATAGAATAGTTTGGGTAAATTCAGACTATAAAATTCAAGAAACATTTGTAGAAGCTGAAAGTAAAAAGAAAGGAATTATAGAATTTTTTACAGAAGTTGAAGCTATTGATGTTGAAAACTTTAAAATTAATAAAGTAAATTAGGAGATAAATATGGACGAACTAGACCATTTAGAATTTTTAGATTTTATGACCGAACAGGAATTAAAAGCTGAGACCATTGAAGCTAATAACGAATTAGCTGAAGATATTAACCCAACAGTATAGGAGATAAACATGGATATAAATATACACAATGTAGTAAAAATAGAAGTAAAACCCAGAACTGACTTGACAGGCTTTTCAACAAGAGATATCGTAATACATTCAAGAGATTATGATTTTAATGTAAACGATTATGTTGAACGTAGATTTACTGTAAACTGTTTTGTTAAAGACAAAGCAACTGCTAAATTAGTTTATAGTAAAAAATAGATTTATTAATGCTGGGGCAATCATTCAAAACTGCCTTGTGAGTAGAATTTGTAGCATTCACCAAAGTATAATGGGTGGCATATTTTCTACTCACACTTTTAATATTAACAATAAATATGGAGATAGATATGAAAAAATTAATACAAAAATGGTTAGGTATTGATACTAAAATTCAATCATTAATTTTAGAATGGAATGACTCTTTAGAACGCATAAGAGATTTAGAATCTAAATGTGATGACCTCAAATATGACTTTGAAAGTCTTGAATACACAGTAAGTGATTTAGAATGTAGAATAGATGAAGTAGAGTCAATTGATTTAGAAGATATTAAATTTGATTTAAAGTCTGAAACAGATTCTTTGAAAGAAGAAGTAAATGAAGTTTTATCAAACTTTGAAAGCATGACAGAGGGCTACACAGTCTCTGTTAAATTAAACCCACCATCATAAAAAGGAGATATAAATGGCTAAATATGTATATGGTAAACGTGATACTAAAACTGTAAAATCTATCTATGATAGAGCTAGTATAGGTGAAAAAGCAATTTGGAACTTTGCTAACTCACTTGGAGTAAATATAGTTAGAGTAAGAAAAAATAAAGAAAGAAATGAGACTACTGTTGGTGATACTTTTTTAGGGTATCATTCAGGTAAAGTTTCAATCTATCAACAAAGAGGAGTGCCTTCAAGACCTCTACACTTTGTAAGACCTACACCACTTGGTAAGGACAACAAAGGTATGCAGATACTTGAAGTGGCTAATAATCTAGATGTCCAAGAAGTTTTAGAAGCTCTCAAAGACTATCAAATCTTAATGACTGGTAGTTTCTTTGGAAGAATGAAACTTAGATTCGCTAGGTTGTTTTCTTAAAAGACTGCTCTCTACTTTTGCAGACATGGGTTTTGAGAATAAAATAAACTCATTCAAAATTTTAACTAATAATTTATGGAGATAATTATGACACAGATGAGAAAATTTGAACAAGAAGCAATAGCTACTGAAATCTATCAAAAGATACAGGAAACTAATATTGTTATTCAAAAAGAACTAGAACAAACTAAAAAATATAAAGATATACAAGCTGTAGTAGATGAACTAGCAGATTTAGACAAACAAAGTCAGGAACTAAACAAAGCTATGACCAACACTAGAGATATTATAGGTAAACTTGTTAAAGAGTTTAATAATAACATAAGTAAAAATGAATTTGAACTTACTACTGTAAGTCGATATTATAATGGTTCAGGTCAACTTACTTGGACTGATAATCATTGGGATACAATGCGAAACATTGAAAGAAAGTTAGCAATAGCTCTTATATCACCTGATTGGAAAGATAAATTATCAAGTATCATTGATGATATTGCTAGTCAATTTGGTGCTTAAAAATTTATGTGTCGTTTGGCGAAATCCATGTCTCCACATATAAATAAAATTGACTAAAACTACAGGCATTGGAGTAGTAAGCGTGAGTCAGGAAAAGACTATAAAATAAACATCTAATTAACCTTCACTACTCCTGCCGACTTTAATTTTAACAGGAGATAATATGAGCATACTAAATGAACATGAATTAGAAAAAAAGATTGTATCTACAATTAAATATAGAATACAAGAAGCATTAGCCTATAGAACTTATGACAGTAAAACAAATAAAAGATGTCTTCAAGACTATAGAAAAACTATTAGAGACGCTAAAGATTTTGACGAACTAAAAAGGATTATGTCAGAATTTGTAGATGATTTAATGCATATATAGGAGATAAATATGTTTGATGAAATATTAGAGTGTGTTATCTGTGAAGGTGACATAGAACAAAAGAAAACAGAAGATGGTAAAGTATATTGGAATCAAGGAGAAAATGCAGAGCCTTATGCAGAAGGTAGATGTTGTTCCTACTGTCATTCAGTATTTGTTTTACCTAAAAGAATGGAGAACCTATGAGTTATCAACTACTAAGTTTTAACAATCCAAAGACTAAGAAAGGTGAAGTAGTAAGTAATTACTTAACTGCTATCATGCACCTTAGTCCAATCAATACTAAGATATGTCCTTATCAAGACATTGCTGGGTGTAAGGAAGCCTGTCTCAATACAGCAGGACGTGGTGGTATCATCAAGAAAGGTGAGACTACCAATGTAATCCAAGAAGCTAGGAAACGTAAGACTAAATTATTCTTAGAAGCTAGAGATATTTTTATGGAATATTTGATTTCAGATATCACAAAGTTTGTAAGATATTGTAGCAACAAAGACAAGCTTCCTTGCATAAGACTCAATGGCACTAGTGATATACAATGGGAGACTATCAAAGTCAATGAACAGAATATCTTTGAGATGTTTCCTGATGTTCAGTTCTATGATTACACCAAGATACCTACAAGAAAAGTATCTGATTACAAAAACTATCACTTGACATGGAGCTATTCAGAAGCTAATATGAAGTATGCAAATTGGTTTGACAAGATTGCATACAACATAGCAGTAGTATTCAATGGCGATATGCCTATACATTTTAAAGGTAGAGAGGTAGTCAATGGAGATGAAACAGACTTAAGATTTTTAGACAAGCAGAATGTTATTGTAGGTCTAAAAGCAAAAGGCAAAGCACGTAAAGATATGAGTGGCTTTGTAATACATACAGCATAGGAGGTAGTATGACATATAAACAATGGTGCGAACTAAGAAATAACTTAAGTGTATTAAATGTAATAGTAGAATCAAAGGTATGTGATGTAGAAGTATCAGAAGCCTTTGATGATGTATGGGATTTAATAGATGAAATAGATACAACACAGGAGATAGAATGAGCAACACAACTAAAGACCAAGCACTAGAACAAATCTTTGAGGAAGTTCTAGACTTAGACCAACAAGGCTTACTTGAAGAAGATATCAGAATAATCTGTGATGTCTATGGTTTACATGAAGATGATGACAGAGATGAGATACTTGGATTCATAGCCGAGAATATGTTTTATAATCAAACAACTTAAGGAGAAACTTATGAAAGCAATATTAATAAATCCATTTGACCAAACAATAAAGGAGACTGAATATACAGGAGACTATAGAGAAATATATTCTTTGGTTGACTGTAGAACTTTTGATTGTGTAAGACTTACACCTCATGAAGATATGTATATAGATGATGAGGGTTTACTTATAGACAATCAAAGATACTTTAGAATGGTAGAGATTGGTGCTAACTATGGAGGTAAAGCATTGTTGTTATCTCATGATGATGAGGGAGAAACAAAAGCAACTAATTGGACTTTACAAGATGTAAAAGATATGGTAGAATGGTTGCCTGAAACACATAGAGAAACACCTTATATGGAATTTACAGCATGGAAATAATATGAATCAAAAGAAAATAAAAGAACTACGTAGACGAGTAAAGCCTATCCAAGTTGAGTGGCTTCAGACTTTATTGCCTGAAGACCAAGCATCAACTATTACTGTTGATAATGTTGAGGATTTATTACCTGAACAGACTCATGCTTTTGGTAAAGGACAACTTTACTTATCTTATATGACAGACAAATGGATTATGAAACATATCAAACGTAATCCGAACATCAAAACTTTTAAACAACTACAGGAGATAGCAGGTAATGGATGAATACATAGTTGATGTAGTAATAAATGGAAAAGATGATAAGCTTAAAACTTATTGTAATTCTATTTATTCTGCTGTTGATACCATGATTGGTATGGACATGGTTGAGGAAATAAAAAGTATAACAAGAACTGTAGATGATAAGTCTTGGGATATAGAAAATATGAACATTAAAAGATTGAGGGAGCTTAGAGGTTATATACCTGAAACAGAACTACAGGATGCTTTTAAAATTGTAGAGGAAGTATATCATGACACAACACACTGATAAAGTAGAAAAAAGAAAACAAGAAATAGAACAAGAAAAGATTGATAAGAGTGTGAAATTTATTGAGGTTAGATTTAATGAGGGTAAGTGGACTCAAGTTAAAACAGGATACATGAATGGCAAAGAAATCACAGAGTATAACGACAAAAGAAAAAAGGATAAAATAGAATGGCAGTAAAATCAAAAGCGTTTAGCAGTGTTCATACTTCAGCAACAGGTGTTAGAGGTAAGAAAACAAGTCAAGGTAGAGGTAATGTTGGCTACTCTACTATGAATAAAAATAGAAAAGCTAACTTTAAAAAATATAGAGGACAAGGTAAATGAAAACTAAAATTTTAAAAAACAAAATAACTATTGACATGAGTGTTAGTGAGTACGATACTTTATTTAAATATATAGGTAAACTTGATAGCATGTTAAACACTTTACACGAGACTAATGATTTATGGTTATCTGATATTCATAATTTAAGCAGTCTTAAATATGAGTTAGTAGAATTGTTAGATGCAGAGTGGAGTTCTGATAGTTATAAATATATAAAAAGAGGTACAAAATAATATGAAACTATTTATAATAAAAATATTGACTGTTATTGCAGTTGTATTAACTATGTATGCTAGTGTAGTTATAGTACATGAAGACGCTAGAAATAATGCAAATGATATAACTACTTTAAACAGGAAGATTGTATTACTAGAAGATACTATCAATGAATTAGAAACAGAAGTAAATAACTTTAATATGATTGTCAAATCATTTAGAAATGCTTTGAATGATAGAGAAATTAATGTTGATAAAAAAGTTGAAGAAGCTGTTGATAATAAATTTAAAGAGCAAACTGCTACAGGTAATCTTGGAACTTTAACAGGGGACCATGTAGATTTGGAGAATAACAATGGGTAATATATTAGGACTTGCATTAGTCATAGTCTTTATGTTATCATGTTTGATAGGTGTTGGCTTGATGATAGCCGACAAAGAGTTTGAAGATAAAAATAAATAGGAGGGAACATGAACATATTTTATTTTGATAAGTGTCCAGTCAAGTCAGCAGAAGCACAACCTGATAAGATGCTAGTAAAAATGCCACTTGAAACTGCACAGATGTTGTGTACTGCACACAGAGTATTAGATGGTGATGAGTATGCAGATAGTGTAGGACTTTACAAGGAAGCATATAAAAATCATCCATGCACTGTCTGGGCTAGACAATCAAGAGGTAATTATGAATGGTTATACACACATTTCTTAGCACTTGGTATGGAATACACTTATAGATATGGTAAAGAACATGCAAGTATTACTAAGTTAGCTAAAGCTTTAATGGAATTTCCAAAGAACATACATCAAGGTAATATGACACCACTTGCACAGGCTATGCCTGATAAATATAAAGATGATAACCCAGTCAAAGCATATAGGAATTATGTAATACATGAAAAACATTATGCACAATGGAACAAGAACAGAGAACAACCAACATGGTGGAGACTATAATATGTATGAAGGATTTAGAAAATTTGATAAAGATGAATTTAGAACATTTGAATCTTGGGTAAAAGCAAATAACCAAGAACGTTATGGAAATAAAGTAGCTTATGAAGTTCGTTGGCGTGAAGACGAATACTATTATGTAAAACTTTTAGATGAAAGTATTTATACATTAAGTGATATTTTACTTGACATTAATCAAAATATATTGTAAAATGTGCAACATGACATCGAGTAACCAAAGAACTTTAAGCCCTCTATCTCCAAATATAAAACTATTTGGTTTGGCTTCAGTCCATGACTCCGAGAGTAGTCAGCTCAAAACTCTCCCAGTTTTAAACCAACTTCTAATAACTAAACCTAGGAGGTAAATATGATAGTAGAAGGAACTGCGTATTGGGCTAGTATTAAAGAGCCTAATACAACTTATGAACCTATGTACACAATCAACTTAGTTGTTGATGAAGAGACTGCAAGTGACTTTGCTTCTCGTGGACATACCATTAAGCAGATGGATGAAGGTTCTGCTATAGTAATCAAAAGGAAAGTCAATGGACCAAATGGTATGGTCAGGGTTGCTCCTAGATTACTAGACCAAAACAAACAGGAAGTAAATCTTGCTGTTGGTAATGGCTCTAAAGTTAGAGTCCAATATAATGAATACGATTGGGAGTATGCAGGTAAAAAAGGTAAAGGTCTGGACTTACAAGCTGTTCAAATCGTAGACTTGGTGGAGTATAAATCGCAAGATGGCTCTGAATTTTTTGATGATGATGAGGAATTTTAATCATGATAATTACTATAAAAAATGATGATGGTGAATCAGTCTATGATGTTTCAAAGATTGAGGACGAGCAAAAGAAAGCAGGTGCTAACATATCTATCAGTAAGATAGGAACTTTAAATGTGTTAGTTGAAGCATTAAACTTTGCTTCTCAAGGTCATCAAAATAATCTTGAAGCTGTGTTGAAGGATTCTCCTGAAGCATTAGTTGAACAAGAAGATGAATCAGAAGACACAGAAACCTCTGAAGAATCTGAATAAATATAACTCGGCTAGGTGTAAAAGCCTAGCCACATTTCTAGTGGAGATAGAATGCAACAAGAAAGAACTCAATTTATTAAACACAAATTACCCTGTCCTAAATGTGGAAGCAGTGATGCTGTCTCATTAAATGAGAATGGTTCTGCTAAATGTTTTAGTTGTAATACATTCTTTACAGACTATGACAATGAATCAACAGGAAAGGTAATTGAAATGACAAGCAAACCAAAACCCGATAATACATTTCTTACATCCTATGTAGGCTCTTATGGTGCTTTAACAGATAGAGATATATCTGAAAAGACTGCTATAAAGTTTGGTGTTAAGATTATAAAGGACATTCATAACAATGTCACACAACATATATATCCATATCATAATGGTAGTGAGATTGTAGGAACTAAAACAAGATACGTAGCTAATAAAAACTTTGGATGTAATGGAACTTTTGAAGGCACAGGTTTATTTGGAGAACAACTCTATGGTAATACAGGTGGTAAGTATCTAACCATTACTGAAGGTGAGTGTGATGCTATGGCAGTGCATGAACTTTTTCAAGGTAAGTGGGCAGTGGTATCTTTAAAACGAGGTGCTTCATCTGCTGTAAAAGATATACGAGAAAGCATAGAGTTTGTTGAATCATTTGATAATGTAGTATTATGTTTTGATAATGATAAGGCAGGTAAAGAAGCAGCCAAAGCTGTAGCTAAAATACTAAAGCCTAACAAAACTAGAATCATGACATTCCCTAATGGATTCAAAGATGCTAACGACATGTTGAAACAGAAAAAGTTTCAAGAGTTTACTCAAGCATGGTGGAATGCTAAGACATATACCCCATCTGGAATCATGGAACTGTCATCACAAAAAGATGATTGGTTACATAGAGAAGTAAAAGAAAGTATTGCATATCCTTGGGAAGGACTAAACAAAAAACTATATGGTATGCGTATGGGAGAACTGGTCACACTTACAGGTGGGACAGGACTCGGAAAGTCTAGTGTAACTAGAGAGCTTGAACATTGGCTTATTAAAAATACAAATGATAACGTAGGTATTGTAGCTCTTGAAGAGAACTGGTTAAGAACTGCTGATGGTATCTTATCTATTGAAGCTAATGATAGAATTTATTTAGCTGAGAAGAGAAAGAACTATACTGAAGAAGACTTACTTGCTTTATTTGACAAGGCAATCCCTGAAGGTAGAGTTTATATTCATGCTCATTTAGGTGCTACAGACATTGATGATATCTTTGCTAAGCTTAGATACATTATTGTAGGATGTGAATGTAAATGGGTAGTAGTTGACCACTTACATATGCTTGTTAATGTTCTCCATGAGGGAGACGAGAGACGAGGTATTGATACTCTTATGAATAGATTACGTAGTCTTGTAGAAGAAACAGGTGTAGGTATGATATTAGTATCTCATTTACGTAGAGCAAGTGGTGATAAAGGACATGAGCAAGGTATTGAAGTATCTCTATCACACTTAAAAGGCTCTCAAGGTATTGCACAGTTATCTGATTGTGTGATTGCACTTGAAAGAAATCAACAGGCAACTAATCCTGAAGAAGCAAACACCACTAAGGTTCGTGTATTAAAATCTAGATACACAGGTGATACAGGCTTGGCTTGTGGTCTTAGATATAATCCTGATACTGGTAGATTGTTTGAAGTATCAGAGGAGGAAACATTTGACAATGAACAATTCTAAAATAGTATTTGACATAGAAGCTGACGGACTTCACCCTAATAATGTGTGGTGTATTGTAGCTAAAGAACTAGATGGTAAGATACATACATTTGATAACACACAAATAGAAGAGGGAATTAAATTCTTACAAGAAGCTGACACACTTATAGGTCACAACATTATAGGTTATGATATGCCTGTATTAGAAAAACTATATGATGTAAAGTTTGATTGTAAGGTTGAAGATACATTAGTTATGTCAAGACTATTTAATCCTGTTCGTGAAAATGGACATGCTTTAAAAGCTTGGGGTTGGAGAGTGGGTATGTTAAAACAAGAAC